TACAGATAGTCTTTGCATCGTAGGTTTCATATTCGTTACCATGAAACTTTCTACGAGCTTTAATAGTTCTCTCTGCTTCTTTAAGCATTTTAAGTTTCTTATCGTTATCTAATTTAATCAAATCCTTGCTTTCTAGATATTTATAAACAATTGTAATACCTGTAAGCTTTAGAGAGTTATCTTCGACAAACTGTTCAAATGGTTCTACAATACAAAGTTCTACAAACTCTCTCTGTATGTTTGAGAGTTCACTAGGTGTTTTAGTTGTTTCCAATAGTAGTACTTTATTATCTTGTGATAATTTTATCCTATATGCATTAGAATTCATTTTAGCTTTTCTTAGCCATCTGTTCCATGTTCTAGGGTTTATACTCATTTCTTCTCCATCTCTTACTCCTTGACTAAATCCTTTTATGATCTCATCTTTCGTAAGCGTGTAGTATCTTTTTATTACATCTGCTAGTAACATATTAGCTAATACCTTTCGATCACTTTCAGCACGTTTCTGACTCATTTCAAATAGAGTCTTATTGATTACATTAAAGCAAAATTCAAGTAGCTCTGGTGTTTCTTCTTTTCCTACCATCATAATAGTTTTTTGGTTTGTTCGTCATTAAAGTCAAGCAGATTTGGGAAGTAAACATCTGATAACCCTTGATCTGGATTTGGTTTCTTAAAGTTTTTATTGTTACGCATCCAACGATTAGCTGCTAACTTCCATTTCTTCATTGGGTTCTTACCTACTTTCCAACCTATGTTTTCATAGTATTCGTAAAAGTCTAATGCTACAAATTTATCACTACTTTTTAGTATGAAGTATTCTTGAACCTCTTCAAAACTATTAGGCTTACCTGTCTTTTTGGATAAAATAGGTTTACCTATTTCTTTAGTATTTGTTTTATTATTCTTTACTATTATATTAGGATTTGAAGTAGAGTTCAAGTCTGCTTTGACCTTAGCTTCAACTCTGCTTTGAACCTCAGTACAACTCTGCTTTGAAGTAGAGTTCAACGCACTTTTTAGTATTCTGATCCTACCATTGAATGACTTAAGTACTAAGAAGTTCAACTCTATCAAATGTTTGATTGATTTTGATATATGTGTTTTAGACACTCCTAAGAACTCTGCAAAGTAATCATTAGATGCAAAGCATCCTTTACTACCTTTGTCAAGAGAGTCAATTTCTATAAGTAGTATCTTTTCTATCCATGTTAGATCTGTGTTAAGGTACACATCTCTAGGTATCCATATCCCTTGGAATTTACGATCTCTCATTAGTAGTTATTTTTTTGTCTAGCAATGTTCTCCAAGTTTTTTGCTTTGAACATATTGAAAAGATCACTACCAGACATGTTGATACTTACAGCAAAATTAATCAAAAAATGAAACGCATCAACAATTTCAAACTTTAATTCTTTAAGATCATTATCTGTAAGATCTTCTACCTTCATCGTTTTAGCTTTTTCATGGTCAGCTTTCCAGTATTTCCATGCTGCATTACCAATTCCATCATCGATACCACCTAATGCATCGAACATCTCACATATCTCATCGTCAAGGGCATGCTTATTAACACACCAGAATTTAGATAGTTCTTCTAATGATAAACTATCAAACTTAAATCCGTAAGTGTTCTCTTGTGTGCTCTTTTGCAAATTGAAGATGAAGTCCCAATCTTTTGATTTTTGATCTAATGTATTAAGATCTGCGCATTTGTTGTCCTTGTTAGCCATTTTGTTATTTTGTTTATTGATTAAAAATATCTAGTTGTGTTTGCACTACTACAATGTTAGAAGCTTTATAGTCTATTTTGCCAAAGTATATCTTAAGACCTTCAATAACATCTCCGACTTCAGCATTCATAGGTCTTCTACCATTATCATACCAATTAATTGTCTTACCATCACTGAGCTCTAAGATATAAGTTTTAACTGTTTCATACTTAAGCTTCTTAAAAGGTAATATTTGTGATACAGCTGCTCTCATAGTTTTTGTATATAGTTTCTATTACGTAAGTTAAAGTGTCTATCGTATATATGTAGGTTCTGAGCGTAGTGTACGTAGTTACCAGGTTCACAACCTTGAATATCACAAACTTTATGTAGTAACTTAATGAAACAATATGCATCGTTGCAAAAGCCATACACTAAATCATTAGATCTCATTAACACAGTCATATTTAGCTTATCGCTATCTGGTGTAAAGTAGAACTGGATTGATATCGTACATGGAGTATCTTTTTTGTACTCATCATGTTCTTTAGCATCGTAAATAGTTACAACAGCTTGTCTTGTGTATTTATCTTTTGATAGTTTATTGATCACATATTCTAATTGATCATTACGCATCCATTGGTAACCATAGTTACTGTTAACATATCCACGTTCATCCATGTGATTGTACCAAATGTTAGCTCGCTTAGCCATTACTGAAGCATCTCTGTCTCCACTAAGATACCAATTCCACTCTTGTTCAGCATAGTCTTGGTTGAATTTACGCCAAGGAGTCTTTACTACACACTCTGTGGTGTCTAATATAGTAAACATTTGGTTGTATATAGCTTTAGTGCCATTAACATTAACTCCTTTCTCTAAGACTTTATCGTACATAGTCTCAAACGCATCTGTTACTGTTTTAAAATTCCACATAATCTTGGTTTTATAGGGTATTTTGTTTGACTTCCTTTTTTAGAGCACATATACACATAAGTGCCATCATTAAGTTTAGCTTTACCGTGACAAATTCCAGTAAGAACTTCTCCAAGCCAAGTGAATTTAACTTGTAAGCCTTCTAAATTCTTCATGTTGCTTCTTGATTAGTTCAGTACTATATTTACCTACTAAGTTTCTAACATCGTCTTTAGATCTTACGTATAAAAGTTCACGTAACTCAGGGTCTTGAATAATTTCTTTATTGGGATCATACTCAATTGGAATTGCAGCTAAACAATTTGAACCTAAAGTCTCATATAGTCTAAATGTTACCACGTTATCTCTATGTTCAGCATCACATAATACTAAGCTAACTTTACATTGATCTAATTTATCCATTAACTCGTCATGCTTAAGCTTTTTAGTAAATGGTACGTCAACCTTAGTAGTCTTAAATCCGATTAGTAAAGAAGTATCTTTTTGTGGCATGTATTTCTCTACTTGTTTTTCTCTATAAGAACCTCTTCGATCACCATAGTAAACTACATCGTGTGACTTAGGTCTATCACTAATTTCAGGGTTTAGCAAGTGACCAAAGATCTTAGGAAAGAAATTAAAATAAGATACCTCTACGTCTTTGTATTTATCATCGCTCCAAAACTTAGCTAAGTCTTTTCCAGGAAATACGTAAGTAGATTTCTGTAGGATTAGATCCCATGCAGCTACTTGATCATCGCTAAAAGTACCTTCAGCTCTATCATTGATCATCTTAGCAGGGTTAGTTGGTTTGATTTTAGGATCGGTACATAATATATTAGTGCTACCTAAATAATCTGCAACTTTCTTTACCTTTTCAATAGTATCATCTCCAATTACTCCTCCAAAAAAGTTAGGTTGACTAAGTTGAATTATGATACCATCGTATTTAGTAAGATCTTCAATGCTAAAAATATCTACGTATTTATCAAAGTCTTTATTTGTTCTACCAGACTTGCCAATCAAATCGCAATCGTGATGAGTAGATAGGTAATGAGCCTCTAAACCAGAGTGGTTCTTTTGAGTACATTGAATGTTTGAGTAAATGTTAATCAGTGCTTTCATCTTTGTTTTTTTGTTTTAGTTCATAGTTGTTTAACGCTCCAATATATGCTACTGCATCTAATAAGTTATCTTCTTTGTAATTATAAGAGTGCCTAGAGAGCTTTAAAGCTACAAGGCATATATACATATCAGATGCGGTTATATCTTTACCTGTAGATGCAGATACTATTGATGCTGCTCTCTCCATACCTTCAGAGAAAGGACCGTACATTCGCTCCTTCTCTTCAGATCTTTCATTGATAATTTTGTTTGCTTCTTCTAGAATGTTCATGGTTTACAAATCATTAATTATTTCGTACAAGTTTAAAGCTTCTTCATATTTCTTTTTGTAGCTATCGCTTTCAACATCTTCAATTTTATCTAAATGCCTAATTAGTTTATTAAGCTCTTTCTTTAGATCTTTTCTTTCGCTTTCAGTGTACATCGGTAGAATCATTTTTTTAGTTTTTTAGTTATTGATGAAGTAAACTTACAAATAAAAAATTAACTAGAAAAACTTTTTGATACTTTTTTTCACTTCTAGCCAAAAAAAACCTACAGACTACCGAATCCCAATCAGTAGCCTATAGATTTTAAAACAACTAAAACGGTAGATCACTTCCACCTGCATTGCTTGCTCCTACTGGATCAGCAACACTATCTTCACTAATTTCATCGTTGAACATTCTCCAACCTCTGATGTTTACAAAGTATCTACCCTGCCATTCTCTACCACAAAGGTTGATACCAAGTTTAACGTTTTGGCCTACTTCTAATTGGCTTGAGATCTCATCAACACTTTTGTTGACAAATTCTACTGGTACTTCTTTGTCGTACATTGCATCGGTTTGTTCAATAACAACTACTTGCTTCTTAAACTTTTCGCTAATTGTTTCGAGATCTAAGATCTTTACTACTTTTCCTGTTAACTCCATAACTTGTTTATTTGTGATTTTAATTTATTTGCACTCTGCTTAATTAATTTATTCTCCATTGAAAGCGCATCATGCTTAAGCTTCAATTGGTCGAACTTTTGTTTTAGATCAATATATCTCTCTATGTCTATTAGTTTAGCTTTACCTGCTTTAAATTCATCTATGTTTTCGCCATGTATGCTCTTTAAAATGTCATAGCTAATCTTATAGTAGTCATACATCTCATAATCTTTGTTGTGCATTTTATACCAATGATGAGGATTAGTATGGTTTCCAATAGGTTCTTGTGTAAGAAAGTTAGCTATCTCTTGAAAACCCCATCCTCCTTCTCTTAGTATTGCTGTCACAAGTTGTCTTGCTTCCACAATAAATCTTCTTCTGTCTTTTGACTTCACCAACTCTGGTGTAGCTTTACATTGATCAGCTGCTGCTTGTAAAACTGCTTTAGCTACATCGTCGCTTAGTATTTCTCCTCCCATCATAATAAATGTATTAATTTAATTAGACTTATTTTACTGTCTGTTGATATTGTTTTTAGTTGATTAAATGTAAGTTGTTGCTCGTCTTTAAATAGCTTTCTAAGAGTTGGTTGAGTTACAGAGAGTCTCACACATGTAAGATCTTTTGTTTTATAAGTATCAAACAACACTTGCTGTAAGGGTGTGTTAGGTGTCCATGTTCTCATAAGGTTATTATCTTTTAAAGTCATCAGACTCATCTTCTCCGAAGTGACCTAGTTCATAAAATCCAGTAAGCTTTAATACAGCTCTACTCATAGCTCTTTTTTCTGCCATTGATACAGGATACGCTTGAGCAGTATTTGCTGGTGAAGACTCCCCGAAAGTTTGTATTGTTTTATCTCCACATTTAGCTGTAGCTTTTATGATAATACATTTGTTGTCAGGAGAATTATGGATCAAATCATATTCGATCACTATGTTATTGTTAGCTTGTATCTTATCGATACCTGATCTTGAGATGATAGTGTAGAACTTGTGTTTAAAAATATCTTTAGCTGTAAGACCGTTCTTGATATACAACTCGTTTAGTTTACTTGGCTCCATTTGTAGGTTTGTTTAGGTAGTTAAATTCGTTTATCGTTGCATTTAAAGGTGAACGAGTACCTTGTTTCCATTCTTCTACGTAGTTAGCACATTCATCGTAATGAGCATTGTATTGCATTTCCAACATTTGCTCTCTGTCAATTTGTTGCTCTCTAGTACCTAATAATAATTCTTTTAGCTTTCCCATTATTCATCTATTCTATAGGCAACTATGTGCCAGTTATCACCTCTTGCTTTTCTGTATTCTTCCACTAGAAGATCTTTATTTTTTTCTCCGTAGACTACATCAATGTCTTCGTACTTTCTTCCCTCGTAACTCCCTACGATTTGAAATACTGGTATAACCGTACTTTCCATAATTAGCTTACTTGAATAGTTGAACAATTACCTAATCCAATAAATGAAGTTGAAACGTTTGTGTCACTTACTACTTCTAGTTTGCCTATAGTTTCTAATTCAATAGCTATAGCCATAAAGTTAATTGTGTTTAGAATAATCTCTCCGTCTAGTTCTAGTAAGAATTTACAGGACTTTTTATCGAACCATAGCATAACGAAGTTTTTGTCGTTTTTGAGTACTATAGTTACTCCTCTGTATACGTGTGGTTTTAGATCTAAATAATTCATGATATTTGGTTTTAGTTATTTTGGTTATGTAAATATACGAATAAAAAGTTTAGTAAAAAAATTTTACACAATCTTTTTTATCCTTCTGAAACTTCTTGCTCCATGTCGTTAATGAACCACGTATCCATTTGATCATACATAAAGTTGGTTATGTCCATCTCAGTGTTGTTCTTAGTGTCATGAAATGTTATAACAATATCTTCCATTTCATTGTCTCTAAATGTTCCTACAGCGTCTACTCTATAGTTTTCTCCGTAGTATGCTTTGCTTCTAGTTGTTGCTGGTGATTTCATGGTTTTGCAGTTTATTTAGTTAGTAAATGTTTATGTTTTAACGGAATGGACAATTTTGTTCTTCAATAATTTCATCAATCTTCCACATTACTTGTCTGTCAATCATTTCTAGTATATCTTTTTTTCTTAATCCAATCCATCCATCGCCTTCAGCGTAGGAATCATTAATGTGTATTGAGTAGCAAAATCCACCTTCTTCATATCCCTCTACCAATACCGTAACTTTATGGTTTTTATAAGTTCCGTTTGCTTCGTAACTACCTTGGCAAGATTTTTTGAATTTAAGTTTCATATCGTTTAGTTGTTTTGTTTTTATTGATATGTAAATATACGCAAACATCGCGAAAGAAAAAAATATTTTCACAAAAAAAGTGCAAAAAAAAAGAGCCTTATTTCTAAAGCCCTTTATCTACAATACTTGTAGCTATATAAAAAAGTGTGTGAGTCTTGCTACCTGACCGAAGTCTGATGAATGTACGAATGCTTCTACAGCAGTAGGAGTACCAACGTAGCCTTTTCTAGCGTGCCATGAGTCTGCAGCACTAGGAGATCTTAAGTATTCTACTGTTACGCCAATAAAGTCCTTAGCGTCTCTCCATTTGTATTTGATCTTATGGTGTAAGTGATGTAAGTACCAGTATCTATATTTAGCTCTACCCCATTCTTCTGGTTTTTCTTGTGCCATAATCAAAGGTAGGTTATCCATTTTAGCACCATCTCCGTGTTCCAATCCTATAAGATTGTTACCATATTCATAATACTTACGATGACGTGCTGAAGCATCTACAGTTACTGACTTGTCTTTTCTGAACCAAGCCTTTAGTGCTTGTGCCAAGTGAAAGCCACTTTGGTAATCATGGTTACTCATAGAGTGCACGCAATCTACTGGTGCAATTTCCCTTAATCTTTCTACGCATCTAACATATAACTCCAACGCTATTTCAAAATGTTCCCACCACATCCCGTCTACGTCCTGCTGAGTACCTTTAGTAGTTTTATTATAAACATTATCTACGTGTAGTACATCGTTACCAATACAGAACAATATTCTTTCAACATTAAAGCCTTTAGCTTTTTCTATCAAACCTTCGATACCTTCAACTACTCTAGATACTGCTATCATTCGATCGTATTGCTCTCCAGTTTCGTCAACAGCACAATATTTACCAATATGAATGTCAGCAGGGTTTATAACGAGAAGATGTCCTGTTTTGCTATAATTACTGTAGTTAACTCTATCGTACTTAGGAGCTCTTTTTTCAAGAAACTCTTTAAGCTTGCCAACTACGTAATCACTATTTAGCTTGTCATTGTCTTTAGTAACAATAGAGAACCTATATTCTCCATTAGCTGCTTGCCAATGCTTTACACTTACAACGTCATCTTTGTGAATACCCCTTTCTGATAGATGAGCATCTAAAAGAGTATTGTCGTTTATGTTGTCTATGGTTTTTGCTCGATGTTGTTCAATGAGCTCTACCTCCTCGTCTTTGAGTCGATATCTATTGTCCTTCATAATTTAGCTTTTAGTTTAACTTCAACTAAAATAAAAAAAATTAACTTTATAGACTTGGTATTGTTTATAAATGCTACTTTTTCTCAAATACAGAGAAGCATAATGGTAATACAGCTATAAAAGCTAAGATCAAAGAATTAGTGGTAATGCCGTTGACTTCCATGTCTATCACACAAGCCATAGCTAGCACACCAGAAACGGTGCGTCTGCTACTCCACTTTCCTTTGTGATCTTTAAATAGTTGTGGAATTATTGGCAAGATCCCTTTTGTCAAAAAGGCCTTAATCATTTACTTTATTTTTTTTGTCCTTAATAAAGTAGTTAACGAAGTCATCTAAGTAACCAAAGATCTTGTTGTCTTTTTCAGTAGGAGTTACGTTAGCTAGTACTTTAAAAAATGCCATTGCTCCGATTAGCAATTCAGCCCAGTTTGATTTCAAAATCTCAATCATAATAAGTATTTATTTCAATGAATATAAATGGTAAGTACAAAGCGTGTTTGTAACCGTTCTCGTATTTACCCGACCATAAGCCAACTAGAACGCCAGTGTAGTAGCCAAATCCTAAATCCCAACCTGTCATATTAGTAAGTCCAAATTACACAATCAGCAAGCTCTTCATCTACGTCAGCGTGGACAAAAGTACTTGCAATTCCTATTCTTGTAAAGCCTGCGTCGATCAAGCCTTGTACTATCTTAAATCTATGATAACTGTTTTCACAGTGTATATCTACAGCGTTGCCTCTTAAATGAGCTGACTTTTTAGATCCTCCTACCCTGTCATTTGTCTCTTTATCTCTA